CCCCCCCCCCCCCCCCCCCCCCAAATACACCTGTCGTTCCAAAATCCACAGTTGAAGAAACCAAGCCCGCCGTTACCTTACTAGGTCATCATCTTAAAGATAGTGATTGTGTTCAAATAATGAAAAGGCTGACGGGCCATTGGTTCATCTTGGAAAAGCAGGTTACACGTAAGGAGTTCGACAATCCTTACACAGGTGAGCGTAGGATCTTATCGAACAGAAATGTAGACGAAACAAAACAGCCCATGAGATGCGCCTACCTACATTATAAATCTGTTAACAATAAGATTGTCTTGTGTCATAGCGTTAAATTTAGCAGATGGTGCTATGCTGTGATATCCTGCGTTACATTGCTCTTGTCCGTGTTATCTTTAATATATAGTGAGTGGTTTCATTTAATAATCATGATGACGACAGCAATTGTTAGTGCATTGTCTTTTGTATTGGTTAGGGGAGCTGGCGAATGGTATGTGAACTATATACCGGCACTCTTAACTTGTGTGATGGAGAACTATGATCGCGGCACCAATGCGGAGGCCGCTCTGTCCACAATGAGGATGCACTTCAGGAGGCTTGCAACAGCCCCCGTACCTGATCAAGACCATTTGCTATACATAACAGGAACTGAATTATGTGTACAGCAATTATTGTTGTCCCAGAATTTTTTCTGGCAGCATGTCCACGTCCCGCTTTCACGACCACCTTAAAAAACTTTTTTGACGGACTCTTCATGAGAAACCCATTCGAAGGGCCACCCGTCGACCCATACTCCACTAGTAGGAAAGTGTATGCTGAGGGTGCTAGGATGACCGAAATACCTTTGCCTCGCCCCGTTAGTAAGTTGGTGGAAGATTGCGAGGCAACAGTGACCTTGCCTAATAATAGACGCGCTAGGCGACGCATGTTCCGCATGCTTAGACACTGCGCTGTCCGTGGCTATGGTCCAATGTGTTCAGACTCGAACGATCCCGATACAGTTCACTGCTCCTTTAAGGGTAGACTGTTGCGGGACTTGCCGATACCCAATAGAAGGATCCTCAGAGAATTCCACGCTTTTGTTCGGCAATTATTGAGAGACACCGTAGCCAAATGTCAGCCACTTGCGTTTGAAGAATGGCTATTAACGACCACCTATACTGAGGGGAGGAAGGCTGAGTTGCGCGAGGCCAATGCGCAGCTCCGCGGTGGTCGGCCCACTAGAAGACAATGCCAGCATGTAGATTCATTTGTTAAAACTGAGTATTATACTACATGGAAACTGGCCAGAATGATAAATAGTAGATGTGATGCCTTTAAAGCATGGTCTGGACCAAGGTTCAAGGCCATTGAAAATGTGGTTTATCAGTTGCCACAGTTTGTGAAACACATCCCTGTCGCGGACAGGCCGGCGGCAATCGCCCGTATGAAACAGGCCGGATCTATTTACTACCAGACGGACTTTAAAGCCTTTGAAAGTGCAATGACATCGCAATTCATGAGAGTTTGTGAATGTGAGTTGTACAAATGGTGCCTAGGAGATAATCCCGACACCACCTTTTTAAATTCTGTCATTAGTGGGAAGAACAGGATGCGCACGCGAACCGGGATAAAAGCTGCCTGCAAGGGCCGCCGGATGTCTGGCGATATGTGCACGTCCCTTGGGAATGGATTCACCAATTGGGCATTGGCCAAGTTCATCGCAACGCGCAAAGGCGGGTCAATTTCCGGCTTTGTAGAGGGTGACGATGGCCTTTTTGCCAGCACCGTAGAGATAACCAAAGGAGATTATGCTGAATTGGGATTTGATATAGTCATCAATAGAATTGACGATCCCTGCGAGGCATCCTTCTGTGGTATGGTGTTTGGTGAATCAGGCGAGATCATTCGTGATCCCGTCAAGTTCATGATGGGCTTTGGATGGACGCATTCGCATATCCATGCCGGCCCACAAATATGTGATCAATTACTGAGGGCCAAGGCTCTTAGCTCTGTTTATGAAAACCCCCAATGTCCTATCATTGGAGCCTTTAGTAGATATGCATTGTCCAAGACGACTGGAGTTGTTCCTCGTTTTGTAGATGATGGCTATCACATAGCGCCGGATGTTCGTGAAATTCCCAAGTTTAATCCGGCCCCTAGTACCCGCACGTTATTCGCTAAGATATATGGTATTAGTATTCCTATGCAGCACCTGGTAGAGGCTGCAGTGACCGTAGGTGATTTTGACTTAGTTGCTGAATTATTGCCCCCTAGCCCGGCTCAAGCTCAGTATGCTAGTAACTATGTTGTAGTCACTTGAGGCCACACGGCAGTGAAGTGACGTCCCACTGCCCTGGACATGGTCCGGTTCAGCACCTTACGCTGGGAGTGGCTGCCCTTAAGTAGCCAAGCCGAAAGGCTTCTGGAAAACCAATAGGCTCTTT